CCCCAATGGAAATTCAAACCATTCTCGAACGAACGAACCGGATTATTTCGGAACTTAGACGCAGAATCAGGAGGAGCAAATCGGATTCAAGAGACCGCCCCGGCTAACCAAGCCAAGTTACACAAATGGAGCAACGGAACCACAGTGCCTGCGTATTTACGCTGGAAGCAAGAACTCGAGCTTATCAAAGACTCAAGTCCTAGTTTTCATAACCTGTACAATGAGATTTTCGATCACAATCGATTCTTGGTCCATCAGATCAAGGACGGATCGAGACAGTTTTGGACGGACGACGGACAACCAATCCCGTACGAACGACTGAAGCTACATCTACGCACACACGTAGTAGCAGAAGACAAGCCCGACAAAGTTCGAGCAGTTTTTGGAGCACCCAAGCTACTTACGATGGTAGAACTCATGTTCATTTGGCCCCTTCAAGCCAGTTACCAGACAAAAGACTACGGTCGGATGTTTTGGAACAAAGAAATTGGAAGAGGAGGATGGCGAGAGATACTCAACAAGTTTCACCACAGGAATGCGAACACATACATTTCTATGGACTGGAGCGGATTTGATCGACGGCTACTTCACGAGCTGATCGACGACGTTCACGGAATTTGGAGATCGTACTACGATTTCACAAGTTATGAAGCAACGGAAAAGTATCCAAACACGAAAGATGTCGACCCAACCAGAATCGAAAGACTATGGACATGGATGACAGATTCGATCAAACGCACACCGATCGAGTTACCAAACGGAGAAGTTTGGACTTGGACCCACAACGGATTTGGTTCAGGATTCCAACAGACCCAACTTATGGACACTTTCTGCAATATGATTATGACATACACTGTGTTATCTTCACTAGGCATCGATATCGAGAGTGAAAACTTTCAATCTATGTTTCAAGGAGACGACGCAATTCTATCATTCCCGGAAAATATGCACTTTATGCACAACAAAAATTTCCTCAAAATGATGGCAAGCAAAGCACTATACTACTTCAATGCGATATTAAGCGACGAGAAATCAAACATCGGCAACCACCCGAACTCTCTCTACGCTCTAGGTTACCACAATAGGAACGGAACACCTTACCGAACCGACGAAGACCTTTTATCACACCTGATGTACCCTGAGAAACCACAAGATCTCGGACGACTTGCTGCCTCAGCCCTTGGGCTCGGATATGCCACACTAGGATGTTCGAAACCATTCTATGATCTATGCAACGATATTTATACCAGTATCACTGTGACACGAGAAATTCAACCAGACTTCAAAGAACTGAAGTGGATGAAGAAAGCAGGACTCGGAGATATTCTAAATGACATCATGTCAGGAGGATTCCCCACTTACGAGCACTTACTCTCACTGCCACAAACTTATATGCCAAAAGAAGAAAAAGAACTTCAAAAGATATGGCCTACAAGACACATCGGCGACGGAAACCGAGTCGTATTTATTCACGACCTATGATTTTCTATGCCCGTTTTTACTTTTTAAA